TCATTTTAGCTAGCTGATCAATTCTTGGAGTTTTAATATTAAATGACCATCTGTTCATTAATGTGTCTAACATATCTTCTGAAATATCATAATTTAAATTTTCTGCTTTTTGTCGTATTACATCTTTCCACCAAGCTTTATGATATTCTGATATTGTATCTTGATCTTTTAAGTTATATTTATCACGTAATTGATTTAGTTCTTTAAATAATGCATCTTGATAATCTTGAAAATTTTCAACAGCTCCAACTTTAATTTTTTGTGGTGGTATTAAATTAAAAGTATTTTGTAGATCTGCGTTTGCATCTTGAATAGCTTTTTGTACTACATTGCCTCCGGCTAAATCAGTTTGAACAATTTTACCTTTTTCGTCAAATTCAACTAAATTATGAAATTGAAGATATGCTGCATCATATGATATAACATTTTTTGTAGCTGGATATATAATTTCCATGTTTGCAAATACTTTGCCATTTTTAAAAATATTATTTAATTTTTCTGTTCCAACTTTTGAAAATGCAGCTGCTAAATCTACACCAGCTTCTCCAAATGAATCTGATAATGCTCCTCTTCCCGCAAACTTTGCTTGTAGTTCTTTAACTGTTAATGGATTAACACGTTCTCCACCGTTCCTAGCAAATTTAACTTGTCCATCTTTTATAGTCATAAAAATATTTTGACCGTCTGTTTTTTCAGTAACAGTATCTTCTATATCTAATCTTCCTTGCAATCCACGAGCAATCATTTCTTTAAAGTCTGCAAATGTTAATGATTGTGATTTATTCTTATCAAAAGGATGTGACATATGTCCAGCTAATCCGCCTTCAGTTAAATATGGAGTTCCAAATATAGTTTTTGGAAATTTTTTAAAATCATATACAAATCCTTTGTCGTCTTCTTGATCAAGAGCTTTTCTTAGTTTTTTAATTTTTTTAGCATGAGCAACGGCTCCTTTTGGAGTCATATATCCACCACCCATTTCGTTCATTAATTCATTAACATCTTCTTGTAATACTTGTTCCCACCATGATTTTAGAAATGCAGATTCTTTTACAATTGAGTCATTCGTACTCATTACATCTCCATATGTTGCAGCTCCGCCTAACATTTGCCAAATATTTTTTACAATGGATTCATCATAATTTGGATAACTAGCTTTAAATTTGCTATATGCATCTGCATTTAATGCTGCTCTTACTGCAGAAGCAGATATTGGGTTACCATCATCATATTTTAATGGATCAACAGAAACTGTTAATTCGACAGCATCAATACCAGCTGGAATTTTTCTACCTGTTCGATCTCCAACTGTTTTATATTTGTCTATGTTTGGAATAAATGATTTTACACGAACATAATCATTATCTTTTTCAGATGCAGCTAATGCAAATTGACCTTGAGTGTCTTCTGGTAAATTGAATAGATATTCATATGCTGCCATAATTGGCGAATTAAATTCTGTAGGTTGTATTTCAATATTAGTATCTGTATTTAATAAATTAAACATTTTGATACTTTGATCTCTAGTTATACCTTCTCGTTCTTTTGGACCTATCAACATGATAACTTTTTTCACGCTAGGGTTTTGTGCATATCGTTGTGCAAGAGCCATATGAGCTCCTGTAATTGGCTTAAAGCCTCCTGGGAATAATACTGTTACGTTGTTCATTTTATATAAATATATTCATTTAATTATTTATTATTTTATTGGAACTACTGAACCTCCTGTATAAAAGTCTCCAGCAAATGCATTTGTTGCAACTATAGATATACCTTTAATTGTTACAGTTGTGTTGCCAGTAATAGAAGTTTTCACTTTAATTTTAACAGTTTTTGCTTGAATATCTGTAGCAATATTGTATTGTTCTGCTTGATTGCTTGTAGTAGTGCCACTAGGACCTTTTGCATAAGCTCTTGGTGTATTAGAAAGTGCATTATTTACATTAACTTGAAAGAGAGACATAGTATTATCTATATTCCATTGGTCAAATGCAGTAACATTACCTGAAGAACTTCCTGTTGCCATGGTGGCAATTGTATATAAGATATCAGCGTCTCGAGACGTATTATCCGAAGTGTCATGTTTAGAACTCCAAGACATTATTATTTTATCTTCTCCTGGAAGTAGGCTTACAATGTATTCTTGCAATGTTTCAGAAGAAGTACTAACATATTGTGTATAATCACTAACTAGTTGTCGGCCGATGTTGCGCCCTTTGAAAAATCCGTTTTCTGTATCTGCAAGTACAAATTGTGTATCTATACCGCCTACATCATATACATTTCGTATAAAAAAGTTAGAACCAGAAATTGTACCATCGTCAGATAATACAAATGATGGATTTCCATCGGGTGCTGGTAAATTTGTTGTAGATTGGAGTTTATCATTAGTAATTTGTGTACCACCTATAGTTCCACCGGTAGCATTAATAGTTCCATCTGGATTCAATTGGAAATTAGAAGAAGATATTTCCAATTGCCCATTTGAGCCACTTATAAATTGTGTTGTAGGATCTCCTAAAAAGAATGTTTTTGTATGTACATCTAATATACTAGGATTCGTTCTAAATCTAAAAAAGTTATCACCATCAGCTACCATTTCTAATCCAACGCCTTCATATGAAGTTGCTGTTTGTTGTGGTAATGCTGATCCAGAAAATAATAAAAATCCTCCTTGACCTGCAGATCCAGTTGCTTGATTAAATCCTTCATATCCTAATGATCTAATATAACCAGTTCCACGTAATCCGTTTACTTCAATACCAGATCTTAGTGAATCAGCAACATATAATGACCCAGTAATCATTGAAAATCCGCCATCAATATATCTATTTCCACCTTGCCAATTTTTATCGTATATATAACTTATTGTTTTGCTTCTATCTCCAATAATATTATAATATTCTACTTTGAAAGATATTTGATTTCCACTTTTATGCTTAGTAGGTACCTCAGAACGGATTCTTGTGTAATTAGGAGTATAACCATATCTTTGAGTGTTTCCAGTACTAACAATTTCTCCTATTTTTTTACCTATTGTTACTGGTAATTGTTGATTTAGAATGTTAGTAGTGTCAAAATTAAATGCAGACCCTGATGCATATATTGAAAGTTTAGGATCAGCATTATCACTAACTGTGCTTCGGAGAGCATATGCGTCAATAGTAACACGATATTCAGATTGACTAACAAAATATCCAGCGTATTGATCTTGTACTTGTGTTACTACTACTGAATCATTTTTTGAAATATTTTCACTACTGTCAATAAACATAGCATTATTTATAGATTCAGTAGTCCATGTTAAATCAGGAGGAGTTACTTCTGTTCTTCCTTGATATACATGTCCTTCCCAATATTGATCAATAATACTTTGTGTGGTAAATATACCTATAGATTTATCTGGTGTTAATGAAGCTGTTGAGTCAACAAATATTTCTGTGCCTTCTAAAGCTACATCATTTATTTGTTCCCATGTACCAACAGTTCCTTTAGAGTTTGCATATACCTTTATTCTGGAAATATCACCAGTATCAGGATTTAATCCGTTAATTTGTAATAATGCAAATGACTCAGAATGTTCAGTTGTTACATATGTAGGATCTGCTTCATATGACAATGAAAATGCAGATGGATCAAATTGATTATATGTATGTGTTGATATTGTTTGATTGCTTGTTACAGTAAATGGTGACTCTAATTGTACAGTAGTATCACTTAAAACTTTGGCAATTTTAGTAGTATATATATTAGATGATACATTATATAATGGAGTTGGTTTTGGATTATTAGGAGAAGAAACAGTGATAGTTCCACCTTTCATATCTCCAGAAAATTTTCCTCCATTTAAGGTTAATATTGGTGTATTATTTTGAAAAATATATTCAACATTTCCAGTAGTATATGTTGGAAATTGTGTTGTATTATATGATCTATCTAGCCTAACACCTATATTTTCTGAAATTGTGACATTT